TTTCTCTGTTGGAGCAGCCAGCAGTGCGAGATTTCAACGACCCGTTGAAATTCAATGTCGGAGACATGAAGAAGTACAAAATGCGTTATCTGGATACAGAGGATGTTTGCCAGTTTTGGCCCGTTCAGGATGTTGAGCCGAGTGGTCAGATGAGGACTACTCAGTACCCATCGATTAGTCCAGGAGACAGCGTGACGTTGAAGCAAGGTTATCCTTGCATTCCATTTGGTTCAGCTGTTGTATGGCGTTGCAGACAATTTGCTCCGTTGCAGCAGACAGTTGCCACAGATATCGAATCAGGGGAAGTTACCATCACCGCTCAACAAACGTGCATCAGACAGACAATTCCTTTGGACATTTATTTGGACAGCGTGACATCATTCAAGAGCCCTGTCAAGGGCCAATTTGATCTTGATTTGCCGTTCACGAACCCAGCGTCACTTGCACCTTGATGCCTATGGACTTAGTCAAAGTAAATTTAGCTGCGTCGTCTTTTGTATGCCATGTGTTGCCTGTAGAGTGATTTGCGATCACCGTATGATCGCCGCGCGAGCAGGCGTTTGATAGCAGCAACGAGAGATGTTGCTCCTGATGAGTAGTTAGTGCTGTACGCAGTACCACGGCTGTTGAGTGCTGTGAAGCTTCGAATAGTCCGTTTCCGTAGAGCGCCTTTAGGGCGAAGCGTTTTCCACTTGGCTTTCATTGCATGCATGCATGCAAGCTGAATTCAGCTTAAATACCAAAAGTTTAGGTCCGGTCCAGAGGTCCGGCCAACATGTACCTATAGGGATAACGGTGGACTGTACAGTGTGACTCAATAGCCTAGTGGGTAGAGTACTGAGATAGTGAAAGTCTATCCACCCACACTAGCCAAGCATTCTCGATTCCTCCCCAGGTACAACCGAATTTTCAGTTCAAAAAAAATGGAAGCCCCTAAGACTACTGTGACTGGCCTCGCCAATGGAGGCACCCAAGCTGGTACGTGGCAGTGCCCCATCGCCTTCGGATCCCCGGAGGATTGGCTCCTCCGCAGACTTGCCAACTACCCCGAAGCCGACTGTGTGTTGGTGGCGCACTACCCTGCGACCACCCGTGAGAACCCGATAGTGATTGACTAATAAACACTACAGGCAGCCGTGCCCGGCATTGGGTGTTCACCCTGAACAACCCCAATAGCATGGAGAACACTGGCTCTTTTATACCCGAGGATGCCGAGTACTATGTCTTTGGAAGAGAAGTCGGAGAGAGCGGAACGCCGCATTTGCAAGGATACGTGTGTCTCAAAGAGAAGAAGGCGCTAGCCTGGATGAAGAAGCACGTACATCCGCATTGTCATTGGGAGATCATGAGAGGGACACCTCAGCAGGCTTCAGACTACTGCAAGAAGGATGGCAACTTTGTGGAAGTAGGAGAGTTGCCTCAGAGCCCTCACAGCGCCGGAGGCGCAGGTAACAAAAGACGTTGGGTAGAAGCCTTTGAGAATGCGCAAGCCGGCAAGTTTGATGACATTGATCCGCAGATCCGGATCATGTATCATCGGACTCTGAAACAGATTCATGTGGACCACTTGTTAGAACACGCTCAAATAGATGGTGAACTTGAGAATCTTTGGTACTATGGTCCCCCCGGCAGCGGCAAGAGCCGTAAAGCACGTGATGATCACCCTGACATATACTTAAAGGCACTCAATCATTGGTGGGACGGATATCGAGGTGAAGACACTGTGCTCATTGAAGAATGGGAACTCTCGAGTGGGAAATACTTGGGCCACCACCTCAAGATTTGGGCCGATCGGTATGCCTTTGCCCCAGAGATCAAAGGCTCCCATCTGCCTAAGCAGAGACCAAAGCGCATTATCATTACATCCAATTACTCCATCGACGAATGTTTCGGACCAGATGTGGATCGACAGCTCAACCTCGCAATCAAGCGAAGGTTCAGAGAAGTGGTCTTTCCACTCGTGGCCCAGCCCATAGAGGACTTTACGTAGTAAACGAATTAAACCAGCGGCGCTTGCCAGTGCGCACCTTTTAATTAAATTATAGAAAAGCCGTCCGCAGGACTGTCCAGCGCTATCCCTAGTCAGTATTACCTAGGGATAGCTATAGACCGGACCATGTGTCCGGGCTATAAAAGGATGCGCGCGGTAGCGCGCATTCAACAATCGCCATGCAGGAGTCCAAGAAGCGTAAGATTACAGGGGCAATGGCCCGAGGTGGCAACGGCGTTGCAGCGCAGCGTTTGGCGAAGCAGAATCGTTACGGAAGGGAACAGTGGAAAATCCGTTATCCAACACATTATCAGTATTGTTTGCGATTGTTGACCTACACGACAGGACAAGTTGTTGCAGCGAATGACATTCCAGGTAATGGAGCACCTTTGACTCCCACACAAGACACGCCTGCGACACTTGGCTATGATCTGCGCCCCGAAGGGGGCGCGCAGGTGTATCACAAGTTGAATCCGCGTACTCCGGACGCGGCGACGAACGGAGAGATGTCGTTGAATTCCAGTGGTTTGTATTGGCTTTGGGCAGAGCATCTGCCCAGTCAGACTTGTCCATGGCTTCAGACTTATTTTGCATTCAAATTGGACGCTCAGGGATTCAATCTGTGTGATCCCACGCAGTTTGCACAAGGTTGCCAGCAGTATGAGTATGTGAAACAGGGACCGTATTGTGCAACATTTTCGTGGCCGGATATGCCGATACAGAAGGCAGGTCCTGTACGGCGTTATTATCCGTTGTCAGCGCCGACGTTTAACGGAAGCAACGGGACGTTGTCCGCGTATTCAGCCGCTGTTACTGAAGAGCGAGGCATTGGAGTGTGGGAATTTATTATCATACCGCCTCGCAAGTGCAAGAGCATTAACCTTGATGTGATTGTGAACCAAGATGGATGGGACAGACTCATTGATATGGGTTTCAAGCCAAGACCCGCGGAGCGGGTTACGAAGATCTATTGCTCCAATTCTGGCCTTGATCAAGATTCTGTTGAAGCTGCTATTTCTCTGTTGGAGCAGCCAGCAGTGCGAGATTTCAACGACCCGTTGAAATTCAATGTCGGAGACATGAAGAAGTACAAAATGCGTTATCTGGATACAGAGGATGTTTGCCAGTTTTGGCC